AGGTTTATAACGTTTTGATTCGTATATTTAATTATCAGAGAAATAAATAATATAAACTTAATACATGACAATGGAAGATCTAATCATTAAGAAAATACAAGGTGGTTTCCTAGCAGTAAAAAACGGAAATGCAGAACCAAAATCAATAGCGCCTTGGTTAAATCGTTTAAAACCAATCAATCCAGGTATGTATGAAGAATTCCTACAAAAATATAAATCAGTAATAAATAAATAAGAAATGGCTAAGAAACAATATCCACCACTCACTCCAATTGCTTTAGATATTAAAAATATTTTAGAAGATACATTGGATTCACCTAGAGAAGGTATAATAACAGGTGTAACTGTATCATCTGTTAAAATTGAACAATATATTAATGAGTTAATTAGAAATCAGAAAGGAAACTAATGGACAGAAAACAGAAATATGTTAGGCTTAAGGAATACAATGAAATAATTATATTTCCTCAAATCATTCAACATAAAGAATTCAAACATATGAATCCTATATCGGCTGGTTTTTGCTATGTAAATAATGGTAAAGTGGAATGTTTTGGAGAAAGTATTTCATTAGGTCTAAAATCAATACCTGAAGAAGATATTAGATTGGCAACTAGACAGATATTTGGTACTGAAACAGATGAATTTTATAAATAATCTAGGCTCTCACTAATTCGTTTCGTATATTTAATCAACAGAAAGATATTAATTAAATTTAAAAATAAAAACATGACACAAAAAATATTCGAGAGGATAGGACAACTCATTAAAAATAGTAATTGTTCAACTTACATTATAACAGGTTATAAATATGTAGAAACCCGACTCATACTCCAATTTCACGATTGTAACCAGGTATTTGATTTTAATCAATTTAGGAATGAAAATGAGGCGTGGGTCGACGACACGGGCGTCAACATCATCAGTCAGATAGTTCCAATCCCACTTAATAACTCCGAATTTCTTCAAGATAATATCCCGAGAAACGTTCTCGAGCTTCTTTTGAATCTCTAAATCCTCGTATTTCTTAATTAAAACCTTCTGGAGAGACTGAGCTTTTTTAAGAGAAAGCTCATTTTCTTCTCCAGGCACAGCAATAAACTGGTGGGCTGAACCAGTAATGATTGGGATAATCGTCTCGGTTGCTTCCCATATTCGGTTGTAGACGGTGTTTGAGTTGTATTCTGGGATGTCAGCCTTATCTGTTTGGTCTCCGTGATGGTATCGAATGCCCTGATTCTGGTCTTTGAGCATCAAATCGTGATATGGCTTTGATTCGTTAATCCACTTTTCAATAGTTAAAAGTAAATTTTCATCCGACGTGTTCATGTCGAAACTGACATCCTCAACACCTCCTTTGTAGTTATTTTCGTTTGAATCCATGAGTTATGCCCTTCAATTTGGTTTATAATGTTTTCCAATTAGCGTAGCGTTTCTCTCCTTGATTTTGTGGACGATATTTACCATTGACCACGGTGATTGACGGAGATAGGTCACTGTTGTTTATAATTATACCACTATTTTCACTTGCAATCACTCTCGCTGTGACTTCACTCTCGTCAAACGCTGCTAAAAGTGTCGCCATGATTCGGTCATCGTGGAATCCCTGTTGTGCTCCCGCCCCCTTCTTTTTGGCGTTATCGGTATACACGAAGGTTTTGAATTCCTCGACAGTTTCCTTTGAGTAGACTTTTGGTTTTCGTTTTCTGAGAAGTTCTTCAAAGTGAGAAATGAGCAATTGCTTCGACGATGATGTTGTTCGCCAACCAACTTTCTTCATCTGCTTTTTCAATACACGGTCAAATTCTTTTCTTCGATACACATTGGAATATCCCAAATCGTCCAATTTGTCGATAAGAGCCACCCCCATAGAGTTCATTTCTGGGACAATCTCGGGGTTCCCGTAAAGTGCTGCAAAATTCACAGCTTTTTCTGCAAGGACTCGAGGAGGAACTCTGCCCGAGTAGGTGGCGGCTTCCTCATCCGCTGTTTTATCCCAAATTACAATTACCCCACTATCTTTTGCTGTCTTTCGAAGTGAATCTTCGGTGGTGTCGGTTCCCTCGGAGGAGTCTATACCCATCTGATACTGATGGTCTTTGTTATATTCTTTGTAAATTTTTAATCCTTCGTAGATACGAAGAGGTTCTCTGACGTGCTTATTTAATTCTTCGATGTATTCACGAGCAAACACAATGTTGTCGGACAACAAACTTTCGTCCCATATCCCATCCACATATTGTTTCTTCCACGAAGGTGGATACTTCAAAAGGTCGGCAATATATTCAGGAGGAAGATTCACTTTGTTCTCCATTGTTGAGCCCTCAATCAATCTGTAGTTATCTTCGGGAGATTGCTTGAACGCACGATACAACCACGAAAGTTTTGGGTTAGAAGTCATAAACACTCGGTGAATAACACCCGCTCTTCGAAGACGTCCTTTAAGAATAAGAAAGATTTCTTCGGGCACATCTTCTGCTTGGTCGATTCCAAATCCTCCGAGGTTGAGACCGAGGAGTTCCCCCTTAGAAAGTCCGTCAAGGTTTCGGAAAATAATTTCTGATGTCTTGCCGTTGAAAGTGTGAAGCACTACGGATGGGTGTGGAGTTTTTCGATACTCTTTAATCCAGGAAGGGTGACAAATTTCCATGAACTCTTTGATGAGCACGTCGTGAATTTCTCCGTAAGTGGTTCGTCCAACGAGAAAGTAATTGTTGTCTTGAGACATACACTCAAAAATAATTCGCAGAAGCATAATCATACTTTTTCCACATCCGATACCACCAGAAAACAGAACGAATCTATCCTCGGCTTCCCAGAAGACTTGTTGTGAGGGTAGCAATTCTCTTTCGAAAACCGCTTCTCCCGTATTAAGGTCTTTGAATTTTACTTTCATATATTAATCTATAATTAACACATCTAATCCTTTAAGAGTAAATGGATCATTATCTTTTTCTTCATCTGCTTCTTTACCTTCAAGTGGATTTGTTTTAGTTACATAAGTTCTACTATCATCCATATATTCAGAATCCTTCTTAGTTGAGTCTCTACCATATGTAGTTTGTTCTACTATAAAACCATTCTCAACTTCTCTAACAGTTAAAGATTTGGTAATTCCATTAATTTCTATACTTTTACTCCACCTTGCCTTCTTCTTACTAGGAGATTTTGTAGAGTCTAATGCTATTTTTTCCATGTTTAACAATTTAACTTGCAATATTACTTATAAAATTAATTTATTCAAAATTATTTATTGACTATTATCAAATGTTCTTATATCTGTATAGCTATTCATAGCTCCTTGCATCCTTTGTTGATTTTTGTTATTATAATGCTTCATCCAAAACTCATCTTTATTTAAAGAAGGTTTATTAACAGCTTTCTGCCTGGATTCAATCTGCTTAATTTTAGTCTCTCTGAGAATCATTAGTATGATTATGGAGGAAACCCTGTCCGCATTAATATCTTTGCTCCACACAAGAGATTCCCTTATTAAACCCACTGACCTTAGACAATGAGCATTAGTTACACCCTCTACTTTACTATTTGCCTGAGACATTAACCATTGAGAGTACAAATTTACCCCAAAGTTTATGAGAGCCTCATTCATGTAAACACCTTTAGATTTGTTCCCAACTGCAACAAGTTTCTGCATGTCCATATCACGAAGCATTTCAGGCGTATCTTCCAACAAGTGTAATGAGTTCTTTTGGTCAAAGTATGCAAATACCCCCTTTTTATTATTTTCATAGAGTAACCTACAATTATAATACACCATTGCCCTTCTAACTTGTTCATAGAAATCTTTAGCAAATTGAGTTCTACCTGTATATTCAGCTACAATAGTATCTGTAAAAAAATCTATTATAAAGCAGGATTGTAAAGACCTACTTTTATCAGCATTATCATCATCATCTACAGGGTCTAAAGAAGCCCCGTATCTACCAAAGGGAATAGAGCCATTAACATGTACAGGTTGTTGAAATAACTCCCAACATCCCTCAATATTAGCAATATCTCTAACAGGAAACTCTCTAATAGGACTCCTA